AGGGATGTCTCGATCTTGCAGGTCGGCAACGTAGCTGAAGAACGTGTCGCCGGGATAGGCGGCCTGCTGGCTCTCATGCGTGTAGCGTCGAGGCTTCGTACGCTCCAACTCCACCAGCTTCGAGTCGACGACAAGCGAGATCACGCCTGACTGCCCGTCCTCCGCGATCGTCATCACATTCATCTGGCCGCTGAAGACCTCGATGAAGTTCGAGGAGCCGGTGACATCGATCAGACCGAATAGAACCCGGCAGCGACGCCGCTGGTAAGGCTCTGAAAGCGCCAGGCTGATGATCGTCGCATCAATGGCAGAGAGTTCGATCGTGATCGACTTGGCCGACATGTCGGCGACCTCCTCGAGGCCGCTGATCGTCAGCAGCGTGCCAGCGCCGAGATAGGTCTGCCCGTCGATCGTCCTGTCGCCGTAGCCGGTCCAGAGCCGCAATGGCGCCGTGTCGAAATCCATCTCAATCGCATAGAAAGGCTGGATGGCATCGCCCGCAAGCGCCGACAGAATGCCTGCTGGGATCGTGCGTGCCATCAGATTGCCTCCATCGCGCCGAAGGTGATGCCGTAGCGTCCGATTTCGTCAGCCGTCCTGATCGTCTCATTCGAAGAAAGCCTGAACACGCCGCGAGGTGTTGCGATGGTTGCTGTCGCCGATGATGCTGTAGCCCGGAGCGACGGCCAGATTTCCATTGTGCCGCTACCGCTGCGATCTTGCAGCACCATGTAGAGCCTGGCCGTCGACCCGCTGCCAAGTTGGAAGTAGTCGCCCGCGAGCAGCGTGCCCGTCATCGTTGCGGTGACGCTGCTTGCGCCGGCAGAGCCGCTGATCGTCGCCGTGGTCGCAGTCCCTCTGGCCGTGCAGCGACGAGGGTCGCCCAGCAGGAAGGTGCCAAACTGCCCGTTGAGTGAGCCAAGCCATGCAAACCACTTGGCGGCGTTGATGTAATCCATCGCAGGCAGAGCAATGTCAGCCTGCCACATCTGGCCTGCATATTTGTGCGCCTGCGTCGACAACGTGAATGGCGAACGACTTAACGCGACCGAGTTAAGCATCCGCAACTCAACCGATCTAATTCCGGTGTAAGACGGGATGGTGAGCGGATAAGATATCGCCATCAGAAGGCCCTCCCGTAGCTGCCGCCACGCCGCTTAGCATCCAGGACGGCTGCCTTTGCGCTTTCGGCGATCTCCGGCATGAGCGATTTGATTTCGGTGCGGACAGTCTGCGCCACGCCCGTCGAGACGTTGATGACCTGATTAATCGTCACGCCGCCACCGCCGCCAGACATCATTTCACGGGTCTGCGCCGCGCTCATGATGCGGCCGTCCTGCTGCGGAACAAAAAGTTCGCGACCGTGCTCCCCGGTAACGACCGGCGTGCCGCCCTGCACCGTGCCGCCAGAGGCAAAGAAGCCACCCATGCCGAATGTCGCCAATTTGATTGCGCTGCTGATTCCTTGGACCAATTGCTGGACAACCAGCACGCGATAGAGTTCGCGAATGATCTCGCTTGCCATCGACCGGAATGCATCCTTGGCGGACATCGTGCCATCAATCATAGCCATAAAGGCACTTTCCATCGTGCCTTCGACAGTCCTCATTATCTCTTGGAATTGCTGTAATTCTTCGCTTGCTCGTCTGATTGCAGGAGGCAAACGCTCGATCGTGGCAACACCGCCGCCAGATGTGCCTCCGCCAGGCTCTGCTGGCACGATGATGTCCTCGAGAATCGTCACTTCGCCGACACCACCAAGTCTGCGAAGTTCTTCTGTGACGGCCGCATAAGCAGCGCCGAGCCGTTCAACCTCCGCTGCCGCACGCGCCGCTGTTTGCTCCTGCCCAGGAACTCCAGACGCAGCGAATTGTTGTGCCCTTTGCAGGGTAGCTTGAGCGGCGATCAGGCCATTCATCAAATCAGTCTGCTGACGCCTTAGGTCTTGCGCCTGCGCTTCCGGTGTCAAGTTGAAAATCCTGTTCGCGCCGGTCGCAATGGTCTCAATAAAACTGGCCGTGCTCGTCAGAAGCGGCGCAATTTGCAGCAGAGCCTGAGCCAATTGCCCATTGATTACATCTGCCATCATCGCAAGGCTGTCGCTCGCTTCTCTGCCTCTCTCGACCATATCCTGATTAAGGATGATTCCGAGTTCACGCGCTTTGTCGATCATGCCCTGCATCGCGGCGCCATTGTCAGAAAACGCTCGTTGCAGCAGCGTAGCATCACTGGCGAGCGCCTCCATGTAGAAGGTCATCTCAGCCTGCGACACATTGGCATCCTGAAGCGCCTTAACATACGCACCGAGTTTCTGCTCAGACGATAGATTCGCGAACTGCTCGGCGGTCAGGCCGACCTTTGGCGCGATATTTTCAAAGAAATCTGCGAGCGGGCCGGCACCAGTCTGCATGTAGTCGCCGAACTTGTCGTTAACATCCTTTAGAATGTCAGCCAGCTTGTCCTGCTCGACGCCGAATTGTCGCACCCCGAAAGCAAGTTCTTGAAAGCGTTCGACATCGACCCCTGCGACAGCAGCGAGATTGTCTAGGTTCTTGACCATGTCAAAGGTCGATTTGACGGCTTGAACCGAGAAAGCGGCGGCAAGAACCGGAGCCAGTCTCTTGGCCGCATTACCAATCATGTCAAACGACTTGCTAGCGTCGCCGAGACCTTTCGTCGCCTGCTTGCTGAAGCGTTCGATCCGCTTGACGTTCTGGTCCATAGCGCGGGCGAACTCACGATCGCGAGCGGCGATGATGATGTTAAGCTGCTCTGCTGTAACCGCCATCGACCTGCCTCACTAGTTCGCGATATTCCGCCGCTGTCATCGCCTCGCTGCCAGGCTTTTTGGGCTCGTGCGCCCTCTGCCAACCATCGAAGCAAACCCAAGCATCCTTCGGGATCATATCACGGATCTCTTCGGGCCGTAAGCCGATCACGATCCCTTTGCCGATCAGGCGACGGACATCAAGTCTCCTCGGCGCTGGCCCGCGTTCTTTTTTTTTACCGTCGAGCCGACATCCGGCATAAACGCCATGCCGAGTGCCGCTTGCGCGATCTGATAGAGCCGCATAAGGTCAGCCGGGCCGCAAGCCTCAATCAACTTGTCGGCCTCCGCGTCCTTCTTGCCGCCGCCGACCAGCGCGAGGGCGACAAGATCGCGAACCTCCTTCGACGAGGGCTTCGTGCCCCTGCCGTAGAAGCCTTCCCACAGGTCGAAGATGCCGCGATGCTTGTCCTCGAACCGCTCGATCTCGCGATTGCGAAGGAGGAAAACATGGGAGGCCTCGCCGAGATATTCGACAACGCCTCCCCGTGGTGCTTCCGCCGTGATGCTCATCAAGCAGCCGTAAACGTCACTGCGCCGGTGCTTTCGAGCGACAGCGAATAGGTCACGCCGCCCTCGGTCTCGCCGCCGAACTCCAGCGAAGCGATGCGAAATGCGCCGGCATAGGTGCCGAATGCGGGAACCGTTACCGTAAAGTTGCCGACGTTGTCGGCGGCCATGGCAATCGTGTTCATGCGAAGTTCAGACGCGCTGTCCTCGAAGAAGCCGTCGCCCGTGATCGTCACGTTCTTCAGCCCACTCAGCGTCTCGGTCCAGAGCGCGCCGCCCGGCGACGAGCAGTCAGGGGTGGTGACATCGATCGACGAGTTGTTAATCGTCATCGCCTTCGAGTTCAGTCCGCAGAGGTTCGAGAAAACCTCAGGAGAAGCGCCGTCGCCGATCTTCACCAGCAGGGCGCGTCCAAGTTGCTTTGCCATGATCGGCCTCCAGTTTCAGGGCTTGCCCAAGGCCCGGTTCAGGCAACGGCCTCAAGCATGGCTTCCAAGGCGATCGTCGCCGTGTAGCCACGCCCTTCGGCATCTCGCGTGACAGTATACGTCTGAAAGATGAGTTCGACCAGCGTGTAGCCAGTGACGGTGACGCTTGTCTCGTTGCGGTGCAGCGCCTCTTTGACCGCCTCGACGATCCTGACCGCTTCGACGCGGCCAGAGGCCGACCGACTGTGAGCCTCGATGCTGATGCCGATCGTCGCGCCTTCCTTCGTGTCGGTGTCGAAAGCATCGGGCGAGATGTCGCCGAAGCGCGCGTAGGGGAAGGTGACATTCTGCGGCGGCTCGTCGTAGATCCGCGTCGATACCAGCGCCGTGACGCCGGCGTTCGCCTTCAACGCGGCCAGCAGACCCTTCTGCAAAGCGGTCGCGAAATTGTCAGCCACGGACAGCCTCCTTCGCGGCTTTATTGATCGCGCGCTTCACGGCTGATCGGTAGGATTTAGCCAAGAAGGATTGAGTGGTTCTGATGTAGGGCTGGGCAGCGGTTGTGCCTCGGTTGCCCTTGGTTCTGCCGAACTCGACGGCTCGCGCCTTCTGTTGCGCCTTTTTCGTATCGGGAGCGGCATCGATGATGCCGTAGACGCCGTTGTCAGTTTTTTCGACACGCCC